TAGTACAATTAAGTGAAGCAGCACTAGATCAACTTGAAAACGAGCAGGCAAAATGATTAGACCGGATCACGACGAATCAGTAAAATTTTTTACTGGCACAGAAGTAGAACACACACCAGCATATGGCATGCCCACATTGTTTGTGGTAGGTATTCAAGAAGCGGAATGGATTGCGTATCGCTTGAATGGACGGCGTCATATCTACTTTGGTGCCAATCAAAGTTTTCCCAATCCACATGTGAATGATGCTGAGGCGTGGAAACCTTGGGAACACATGATCCGAGGCTTTCTTGATCGCGACTATCTATGCACCCTGGATATAGATGTTCAATGCGTGGAAGGCCTGCTAGAATCAGGATTGTGTGATTATCGCAACTTCATTCCCATGATCTCTGTGAAACTGCCTTACATACGGCAACTGGGCTACAACGCCACACTCAAACTGGACGACCGAGACTTTGACGCAACCAATCCAGGCGTTTGGTGCCACAGCGTACACGAATTACAAAATCGAGATCACTTCACTGACTGGTCTAAATATACCAAGGACGAAACATTATGAATCAACGAGAACAATCACTAGCAGAGACTCGCGGCAGAATCATGCAGCATGCCCGGCGACAAATTTGGGTCACATTCCAGAAAGAAGGAATCCATAAATATCCAGCTGCTGCCACAGATCCTGCCTTGGCCACTGGAGATGAATATGATGTATCGTTTCTTGCTAGTCCTCACCGCCACATCTTTCATTTCAGGGTGTGGGTCGATGTGTTCCATAATGACCGGGACATTGAGTTCATCCAGTTCAAACGGTGGCTCGAGAATCTGTATCGTGATTCCACTCTGAGTCTAGATTACAAAAGTTGCGAAATGATGGCAGATGATCTTTATGATCAGATTGCCTCCCGATATCCAGATCGTGCAATCTGGATCGAAGTGTCCGAAGATGGTGAAAACGGCGCACTCGTCAAGTATGAAACTCACCGTCCTGTTCAAACTATCAATATCTAAAAGGAGCCATCATGGCCAAATTGTCTTTCAAACCCAATCCCCGTGTGACTGAGATCTTTGAGGACCTCGAAGCATACCAGGAGTTTTGTCAGGAATACGGATATCGCTACAACGAAAGCGATCTCTACAACTTCAAGAGCTATGCATGGCAGCAGTTCAACAAGTGGCACCAGGGCAAAAATGCCAAGAACATGTGGTGGGAAGATGCTCGTAGACTGGCTGGATTTCGTCCTGCATGAGTGCCTCGAGAGAAAAGGATTCTGCAGACTTTGATCTAGACCGCTTTATCAACATGTTTGATGAAGCACTGACCAGTCAAGACCCGCGAGTGATTGATGCCTTGCGGGGCTTGTTGATGATTGTCACCCTAACAAGACCCGAAGCCAGGACCTCTACTGAGCGTGGTCCGCTGAGAAGTTTAGTGAATGATGTCACCAACCTAAATAGAAGACTAGGTGCTGTTGAAAATCGTGTGTTGGAAGACAGAGACCGAGCTATCGCAACAGCCAAGTACAACGGCACAACATTTGGGCAAGTTGAAAGTAGACTTTATCCCAACGAGACCTGGGCACAAGATCAACAGGTACAGAGTTTGAGAGATCAGTATATAAAAGATCAGTATATAAAAGGACTAGTAAACAAATGACCAAATGGCCATTGGTTAGTATTTCCAAGGATAACACCAGTTGGGTTGCTTTGGAAAATATTTTTACTGACCAAGAGCTGGATGAAATTGTTATTCAAGGAAACAGGGTAAAAAAAACATCCGGTACTGTGAGCGGTTCAATTTCGGATTATCGTGTTTGTGATATTGCATGGTTAAAGTCTGACGAGACAGAATCAGATTTTGACTGGGTGTACGCTACTTTAACCGATGCTATTAAAAAAGTCAATAACGAGTATTTTCAATTTGACTTGACCCACCTGACTGCGTTACAATTCACAGTGTACGATGGAAAAAATAACAGCAATTATCAAAAACACATGGATCTTGGACGACCGTTTCCTAACAGGAAGTTGAGTTTTAGTATTCAATTATCAGACGACAACGAGTACACTGGTGGGGATCTAAGATTCCACTACATCAAAACTCAACCAGAGATTGCACCAAGAACTAGAGGAAAAATAATTTTCTTCCCAACCTGGATGGTTCACGATGTTACTCCGGTGACTCAAGGCATACGATACAGTTTGGTAGGTTGGGTAAACGGTCCAAATTTTAAATAAACAAAGGCATATTTTATGAGAAAACTATACTACATGGGACTTGAAAGTTACAAAGCCCGTTACACTCTACAACTAACAGAATGGAATCGGCGTGTGTTTGATCGTCGTGGACTAGATGTTGTTTATGTGCCTGGCATAACTATAGATAACACACAAGCCATCAGTGTTGGCCAAGTTCTGGACGCACACGGGCGCAGTTACTTTGGTATGAGCCAGATGATGAACTTGGTGCAACTCATGAAGAATGGTGAGGTCACACATGAAGACGTTATCTATTTTGAAGACATGTTTCAGCCAGGTATCGAATCACTTCCGTACATACTGGACCAGGTACCTGCTGAGCTGCGGCCTCGCATTTACGTGCGTTGTCTCGCTCAGTCTATCGACCCTGATGATTTTGTTCACGTGTGGGGTATGGCTAAATGGATGGGACTTTATGAGCAAATGGTTAATGAGTTTGTAACCGGAGTACTTGCCACCAACGAAGAGATGGTTGCCCACATGCGTGTTGCAGGCTGGACGGCTCCTATCTACAACATCTCAGGTCTGGCGTTTGGCAAAGAAGAAGTACAAGAACGTGTGGGCGGAGCAGCCGGTATTCTTCCGTTTGCCCAACGCCGTCATCGTGTGGTATTTTCTGCAAGATGGGATCAGGAGAAGCAACCGGATTTCTACATGGATCTAATTGAAGCATATCATCGCCGTCATCCCTTGACTGCTGTGGAGTTTTGCATCTGCTCAGGCGGTGTGTTAAAGTCCAACAATGACTCCTACATGGCCAGAACCCATGAACTAGAAGCCGCAGGCAAACTAACTATTCACCAAGACCTAGGCAAGAATGAATACTACAACATTGTCAATGACAGCCGTGTGGTGTTCAACTGTGCGTTGCAAGACTGGGTATCAAACACAGTGAGTGAAGCAGACGCACTGGGTGCCAATGTGCTGTATCCTGCGTATAGAAGTTTTCCTGAAACGTTTGCCAACGATCACGAAAGACTGTATGTGCCCTGGAGCATAGAAGATGCTCTAAACAAACTGGAAAAGTTATTGTTAGTGCCACACAAGAACATGGGCCGGATCAGTGACTGGACAGATGGCACAGTGGATCGTGTGATTGATATCATCGAAGGCAAAGGCGACATCTGGGCCAGAGATGGCAATCGATATCGCGATCATGCTGCCACAGCCAAATATCGACTACAACAGGCTCAATCATGAGCACCATTGTAGTTACAGGTGCCGCAGGTTACATTGGCGGCGAAATTGCACTGCTGTTGAAAGACGCAGGACACACAGTGGTTGGCATTGATCGCAGACCTCTGCCGCATCATCTTCAAGATGTCATGGACTTTGTGCAAGCAGACTTTGACAGCGATGAATCTTATCGTAAATTGATTTCTGTACAACCCACAGCCGTCATACACTGTGCAGGCACCAGCTTGGTTGGTCCCAGTATTCTGCGCCCGTCTGAATACTACCACAACAATGTGGTCAAGACTCTTAATCTGTTGAACATTGTTATGGCTGCTATACCCCGAGCCAGATTTATCTTTAGTTCAAGTGCAGCAGTGTATGGTGAACCTGTTATGACTCCGTGTCACGAAGTTGATCCCAAAGAACCCATCAGTCCCTATGGTGAAAGCAAGCTGATGGTAGAGCAGATCTTGGCGAGTTATCATCGTGCGTATGGACTGGACTATGTGGCATTTCGTTACTTTAATGCCTGCGGTGCAGACAGTCAGGGACGTCACGGACAAGAACCCGGAGCCACACACATCATTGCTCGAGTGCTAGAAAGTATCATGCAGGGGCAAGAGTTCACACTCAATGGCATTGACTATGCCACACCAGATGGCACCTGCGTTCGGGACTATGTGCATGTGGAAGACATTGCACGGGCGCACAGACTGGCTCTGGACCCTCAAGTGGAACCAGGTGTGTACAATCTAGGCACCAGCACAGGTGTTAGCAATCAAGAAATTATCACACAAGCACAACAAGTCACTGGACATGCTGTGGTCATGACCATTGGTGCTGCTAGGCCAGGCGATCCTCCTGTACTGACTGCTAGTGCAGCCAAGATTGATGAGATCTCTGGTGGTGCATGGCGCAGGCATGATCTACGTGATATGATATCGCATGCATGGGCATGGTATAATCGATAACATGTTCCGCAAGATACTTGATTTTGAACATGCACTGGCTGAATACACTGGTGCTCCGTATGTGATCATGACTGATTGCTGCACACATGCTATTGAACTGTGCTTGAGACATGATCAACCACCGTCAGTCACGTTCACACCCTATACCTATCTGAGTATTCCCATGCTGATGCATAAGTTAGGCATTGAATACTCTTACCTGGATCATGCATGGCAGCGTTGGACCACTGAGTATCAGTTTCACAACACCAGGATCTGGGACAGTGCCAGGCACATGGAACGCAACATGTATCGTCCAGGACAGATGCAGTGTGTGAGTTTTGGACACGGCAAACCCTTGAACGTGGGGCGTGGTGGTGCTATCTTGCTGGATGATCGTGATGCATATCAGACCATGATTCAACAACGCTACGACGGTCGTGATCTCTCTATCGCACCCTGGCCTGCTCAACGAACATTTCGAGTTGGTTACCACTACAAACCCACCATAGAAGAAGCTGTGCAGGCTTTAGCTGTACTACAAGGGTTTGAGCAGACGCCGCCTGAAATGCCCCTGGTAGTTTATCCTGATTGCAGAGAAATCTCTATTACATCTTGACACTACGACCTAAATAGTGTATACTTAACAAACGCAATCCACTGCGCTATCATCGGAGAAATAAAATTGACACAGCTACATTATAAAGAAGAAGACGGTAGACCTCTTAGCCAGGTTATCCGCGATAGACTCAACCACGACAATAAACGTTTTTGGGCAGGAGACAACATCAGTGAATACATTAGTGATGTTGAAAAAGACACACTAATCAACGAAGCAACTGTGGCATTCGAAGGTGTGCTAGACAGTCTACTAATTGATCGATCAAACGATCCCAACTCAAAAGGCACTGCCAAGCGATTGGCCAAAATGTATTTCAATGAAATCATGGCAGGACGATATGAACCAAGTCCCAATGCCACAGCATTTCCCAACGACAGCGGCGAAAAATATCAAGGCATGTTGGTGGTGCGTAGTGAACTCAAAAGCATGTGCAGCCATCATCACCAACCTGTATCCGGTGTAGCATATATTGGTATTATTGCAGGACCAAAGTTGATTGGCCTCAGCAAATATACACGCATTGCACAATGGTGTGCTCGCAGAGGAACACTACAAGAAGAACTGTGCATGGACATTGCCAGAGAGATTCAAGTGGCTACCAACACACCAGATGTAGCAGTTTATATACAGGCCACACATGGCTGCTGTGAAAATCGCGGCATCATGGCTCACTCTAGTTTGACACAGACCACAGTGTTGAAAGGTGCATTCAAAGATGACGAAGGCACAAAGAAAGAGTTCTTTGACAATATCAAACTGCAACAGGAGTTTGCACCGCGATGAAACAATACATTTCCAACCAGGCCCGCACTGTGTTTTTGCCCTGGGAGCCAGGCATGATTGAGTGGCTACATGCCAACTATCCCCACAGTCGATATCATGTGGTGGAGGTTGCATGACACAGTATGACACACTAGAACATGCTGTTCGAATGGGTTCTGCACCCTGGACACAGGCAGTTGAAGACCTAAGTGACTTTCATGTGGCTGTGTTTCGTGATCTGTTTCCAGTCACTCGAGGTCACTTGTTGTTTGTGCCCAGATTCAATACCGTGGCAGTGATTCGAGATTGTTTTGAAGCTGCTATATTTGAAGGTAATCGAATGTTCAGAGCCGGCGAGTGTGATGCATTCAACATAGGCATGAATTCTGGCACTGCTGCTGGACAAACAGTGATGTATCCGCATGTGCATTTGATTCCGCGTCGGGTCGGTGACTGTGCTGATCCTGTGGGCGGAGTGCGGGCAGTGGTCCATGGTCAAGCCAACTATCATTCCGGTGGCTATCAATTGCCATCATAAGTACTGATCTAACAGCGGCCTTTCTGGCATTCATCCCGCTAATTAGTATAAATAAAGTATGAGAAATAAATTTTATCTATACATCAAACAGCACAAGATTACTGGGCTAAAATACTTTGGTATGACTGCAACAAAAGACCCTTACATTTATCGAGGATCTGGCAAATATTGGCAAAGACATCTTAAGGTATACGGAAAAGATATATCTACCATAAATGTGTGGGAATTTGATACAATTGAGTTGTGCGAACAATTTGCTTTAGATTTTTCACAGAAGAATAATATTGTAGAATCAACGGATTGGGCTAATTTAAGACCAGAGAACGGCAGAGATGGTAAAGCTCCTGGTAGCCCGGGGATGAAGAAAGAGAAGAATCCAAACTGGGGGAAGACTAAAGAACTAAATTCGTTCTACGGCAAAAAACATAAGCCGGAAACCATTGAATTACTTAAAAGAATACAATCAAACAAACCTAAGGGATCAAATAGTCCAAGAGCTAAAAAAGTAAATACGCCAATTGGGCAATTTGGATGCCAAAAGGATGCTGCCGACGCATTAGGTATGTCTCGAGAAACATTAAGAACACGAATCAAAAATAACACTCCTGGATTTAGCTATGAGTAGCAGACCCAGGACCGGACTTTAGGTGTCGACCCGGTATACAAACTCCGCCGCCTATGCTATAATACACATAGGAGAAATCATGGCAAAGAAATATTTTTCAACAAAAACATACAAGCAAATTGGACCTGTTGCTTATCGTCAGTGGCGTGCCCAAAGTCACTGCAATCTAATTCATGGTTATGCTATGAGTTTTCACTTTGAATTTGAGTGTGATACACTTGATGCTAGAAACTGGTGCACAGACTTTGGCGGCCTAAAGCCACTCAAGGCCAGCCTTGAAGATTGGTTTGACCACACCTTGCTAGTGGCACAAGATGATCCCATGCGTGAACACTTGCTGGAACTGGGTCGACTCAAATTGGCCAAGATCACAGAAGTAGAACGCACTGGTTGCGAAGGCATTGCTGACTTCTTGTACAAGTATGTAAACGGTATTTTCTTGCCCAACTGTGGCACTGAAGAGGCGGCTCGTGTTTGGTGTACCAGAGTAGAGGTACGTGAAACCGATTCAAACATGGCGGGGCGTCAAGGCCGTCGTGAAGACAATGAAGACTTATTTTAAAGGAAAAACTATGTTAGACAAATTATTTGGAAATTTAGATCGCCAGTTGGCATATAAAATTATGGCCTTCCATATTTTTATCATTGCTTTTAGCAATTATGTTGTTCAGTTCACATTCAACGTATTCGGCCATCCTCTGGCCTGGGCAGCGTTTACATTCCCCTTGGTGGTAGTGGCAACGGATTTGACTGTTCGTATGCTGGGCAAAGAGATGGGTCGGGCAGTAATTGCCCTGGCATTTATTCCTGCTATCCTGGTCAGCATGGCTGTGGTATCCCTAAGTGGTGCACCTGATTCAGTTGCAGTTCGCATTGGTCTGGGATCAGGTTGTGCATACTTTATTGCCACAATGTTGGATGTGTATGTGTTCCAGTACTTTCGTGAACGCTATACCCAGTGGTACATTGCTCCGTTGTTGAGTTCGATTGTGTCAACCATCATTGATACTTACACATTCTTTGGTGTGGCGTTTGCTGGTGGTGCCAATGAGTTCATGGCTGCTAACTGGCACATTGTTGCTACCAATCATATTATTACCAAGATCGCAGTGAGTCTTGCAGTTATCTTGCCAGCATACGGCGTGTTGTTGAGTTTCTTGCAAAAACGAGTACTGCACTTGGATGCTGCAAACTCCGGCAACTGAGATTGCATTGACTCAACCAGTTGATATCAGTATCCTGCTGCCCACTAGAGGGCGTTCAGATGCTCTTATGAGCAGCATCGAAAGCCTGCGTAATCTTGCGGAAGATTTTGACACTATCGAAATCTTGTTTGGTGTTGACAACGACGATGTCGTGGGCATGGAGAACATGCTGCACAATGTACTTCCTTGGATTGAGAACCACAAAATCAATCACAAGATAGTTGTTTTTGAACCCTACGGCTATAACAATCTACATCGATATGTGAACGGCCTAGCTGAAAATAGTCAAGGTGCATGGTTGTTTTTCTGGAACGATGATGCGGTAATGACCACCACAGGATGGGACGCACGTATACGTGAGCAAACTGGTGAGTTCAAACTGCTGAGTGTACACACTCACAATGAACATCCTTACAGTATTTTTCCTATCCTGCCAAGAAAGTGGTTTGAAATTCTAGGACACATCAGTCAACACAGCAGCAATGATGCGTATGTGAGTCAGATTGCTTATTATCTAGACATATTTGAACGCATTGAAGTGTATTGTGATCACAATCGTTATGATATAACTGGTATCAACAATGATGCAACCTATCAACAACGCCGTGTGATGGAAGGTGATCCTGGCCAACCCGGAGATCTAAATCATCCGGACATGGTAAAATTGCGTGGGCATGACACTGCTGCTTTGGCCACCTGGATGCAAGATCACGGCCTGGACCTGACATTTTTTGTTGATGCCTGGGAAGGCCGGCAGGATCCCTGGGTCAAAATGCGAGCCAACGACATCAACAATCAGGTTGATGCCACAGCACGAAGAGTAAATACCACATGACAAAAAAGAAAATCAGCTTTGTTCAACCCAACTTTCAGCAAGGCCCTAAAGAGTTCAATGCTTACTACTTGCCTTATTCAGCTGGTGTAATCCTGAGTTATGCTCTGGCCAGCAAAAAAGTCAGTGCAGCATGGGAGCTAGATCACTTGGTATGGCGCAGAGAACCAATTGAAGCTCTGGCTGCAAAACTCAGTACCAGTGATGTAGTTGCTTTTTCAACTTATGTTTGGAATCACCAATACAACTATCGGTTGGCACAAAGAGTCAAGGCTCTCAATCCCGCGTGTTTGATTGTGTTTGGCGGTCCCGAGCCTGCTATCGAACATCCTGACTTGTTTGAAAAAGAGCCTTTTATGGATCTGGTGATCAAGATGGAAGGTGAGATGACTTTCCGACACATCCTAGAAGACCACGGTTCTGATTACACACATATTCCTGGGCTGTTGATCAACTCTCCTACAGGCCTGATCGACACTGGAGATCCAAAACGTATCAATGATCTAGACGAAGTCCCTAGTCCATATCTAACAGGCGTATTTGATCGCATGATGGCTGACAATCCTGGGGTAATCTGGAATGCCACACTGGAAACAAATCGCGGCTGCCCTTATCAATGCACATTCTGCGACTGGGGCAGTCTTACCTACAACAAGGTCAAGAAGTTTGAACTCGAACGTGTGTATGACGAACTGGACTGGATTGGCAAACACTGTGGATTTGTCACAATCACTGATGCCAACTTTGGCATGTTTGTGGAACGTGACAACATGATTGTGGACAAACTGATTGAAGTTCAAAAGCGTTGGGGCAAACTGGAAAGTTTCTCCATGACCTGGGCCAAGAATCAAAAGAACGAAGTAGTGGACATTGTGAAGAAACTGATTGATGAGAGTCCCAACTTTGGGCAAGGGCTCACCGTCAGTGTACAAAGCATGGACAATGACGTGCTGGAAAATATCAAACGCAGAAATCTTGATCAACACAAGATTGACGAGATCTTTGCGTTATGTGACAAGAACAATATTCCTGTGTATACCGAACTGATCCTGGGCCTGCCTGGCGAGACTGTGGAATCCTGGAAAGAAGCCTTCTGGAAAATCTTCCGAGCAGGAAATCACGGTGGTATCAACATCCTGCAATGTCAGCTGTTGGAAAATGCTGAGATGAACCTGTTGCAGAAGAAACTATACAAGTTGGAATCGGTGCCGGTGTATGATTACATGAGTGGCAGCTACGGTGATGTTGATCTTAATGAAAGCATTGATGTGGTAGTAAGCACCAAGACCATACCACGAGAGACCATGTTGGATACTCTAGTATGGTCAAGTTTCATCCAGACCTTTCACATCAACGGCCTCTCAACCTACATTGCTAGATATCTGGCCAAGCATCAAAATATTGATTACTCCGAGTTCTACGAAGACCTGTATGCATGGGTACAAAAAGATCCTTGGTTCCGATTGCAATTTGTTGAGACTCGTAGTTACTTTGGGAACTGGACCGCCAAGGGTCGCATTGATCATCCCACAATTGGCAACATTGAAGTTTTTGGTTGGAACCTCATGCACCGAACCACCTTGTACATGGTCAAAGACAAAATGATCAACCATGTGTTTGATTTGCTTGACAAATTCCTAGACAACCACTATAATATAGATTCACAAGTGAAACGCCAATTGTTGCAGTTTCAGAGAAACTATGTGATTGACTACAGAGATCTAAAATCTCTGCCAATTATACAAGAATTTGATTATGACTTCCTGGGATATATTTTGGACAATACCGAACTAACAAATGCCACTGTTTATCAATTTGCCACCACAGAATCACCTGCCATGAGCGAGGATCGATTTTTAGAAAACATGTACTTTGGTCGAAAACGCAACTTTGGAAAAACCACTATCACACACGTAACAACATGAGTTTACTTGAACAAAACCCCAACATAGATATCAGTGTACTGTTGCCGGTCCGCGAACGGCCGGGCCCCATGGAGGATTGTCTACGCACTCTAATTGACACAGCATCGGCACCAGAACGAATTGAAGTATTGATTGCGTTTGACGATGACGACACAGACACCATTGAATATTTTGTTGATGTGATTGCTCCGTATCTGGACAGCAAAAAAGTCACATATACTGCCATGCAATTCAAACGCCTGGGCTATATTAGACTCAACGAATATCTCAACAAGCTGGCCGAAAATAGTCAAGGTGCTTGGATGTTTTTCTGGAACGATGATGCTGTAATGACCACCACCGGTTGGGATGATGTCATACGCTCTCACAATGATCAGTTTGCCTTGCTCAGAGCAGAAACCAATCATGAGCATCCATATGCTATATTTCCCATCCTGCCGCGCAAGTGGGTAGAAATTACTGGACACTTGTCGCCTCATCAGATCAATGATGCATGGACCAGTCAAATTGGATGGATGTTGGATATTGTGGTCACTATACCTGTAATGATTGAGCACCAACGCTATGATCTAACTGGCAAGAATGGCGATGACGTTTTCAAGAATCGTCCCATGCTGGAAGGCAATCCCAACAATCCCAGAGACTTCAATCATGTTACCTGGCGCAAACGTCGCATGCAAGAAGCCATGATGATTGGCAACTATCTAGCACCACTTGGCTACGACCTAACCCACTTCAAGTTAGGCCTAGAGAACAAAATAGATATCTGGGAAAAAATGGCAGCCCTGGATAAAAAAGGCCTAATGAAACAATGGAAGATACACGAACTTGACCACTGAACTAATAGACAAAATCAAGCAGTACTGGAATGCACAGCCCTGCAACATCAAGCACAGTTTGAGTGTGCCTGGTACAGAACATTACTGGAATGAAGTTACCGAACGTAGATTTTTTGTAGAGCCACATCTGCGTGACTTTGCTGGTTTTCACTCATGGCGTGGCAAACGTGTGTTGGAAATAGGATCTGGAATTGGATCTGACGCTGTGGAATTTGCACGGCACGGTGCCGACTATGTGGGCATTGATCTTTCGGCAGAATCAGTGGCCATGAGTCGTCAACGATTTGACCTGTTTGGACTGGCCGGAGAGTTTCATGTGATGGATGCTGCTGATAGTGCAGCCGTGGCCAGTCTGGGACAGTTTGATCTGGTGTACTCATGTGGTGTATTGCATCACTATCCAGACATGACTGCATGCTTAGACAACATTCATAATGCATTGAGACCCATGGGTGAATTCCGTATGCTGGTATATGCAAAGAATTCCTGGAAGTATGCCATGATCCAAAAAGGTCTGGATCAATTTGAAGCACAATCCGATTGCCCATATGCCAAGGCCTACAGTCGAGAAGAAATTTACGATCTGCTACAAGGACAATTTGAGGTCCTAAGGATTAGACAAGATCATTGTTTCATGTATAATGTACCCAAGTATCGCCAAGGCGAGTACGAATTAGAACCTTGGTTTGCTGCCATGCCCGAAGACATGCGAGCAGCAGTCAAAGAATACCTGGGATGGCATTTGTTGATTAAAGCACGGAAAATATGAGCAAACTAAAAATAGCAGAGCTGTTTTACAGCATACAAGGCGAAGGGCGCTACATGGGTGTGCCCAGCGTGTTCTTGAGAACATTTGGATGCAACTTTAAGTGTTCCGGCTTTGGAATGCCGACAGGCAAAGCAAGTCAAGAGGTTGAAGCAATTGCTGCACGTATCACAGAATTCAAAGATTACACTGAGCTTCCACTTGTCAGCACAGGATGTGACAGCTACGCCAGCTGGGATCCGCGATTCAAAGATCTAAGTCCAATGCTTGAAAGCAATGCTATTGTAAATCGCATTATGGAAATACTTCCGCAAAAGCGTTGGGAAGATGAGCATCTGGTTATCACAGGCGGTGAGCCCTTGTTGGGGTGGCAACGTGCTTATCCTGACTTGCTGTCACATGCTAGCATGAATAAACTCAAAGAGATCACATTTGAGACCAATGGCACTCAAAAGCTAACTCCAGAATTTGCTGCGTATCTACATACTTGGGCACATCATCATGATAAAGATTTTTGTAGAGAAATTACATTTAGTGTCAGTGCCAAACTCAGCTGCTCTGGTGAATCAAGACATGAGGCCATCCAACCGGAGATTGTGTGCGAGTATCAAGAAGTTGGCAACACATATCTCAAACTGGTAATTGCCACAGAGCAAGATGCCGAAGAAGCATTGGAAACCGTT